CTTCGCTTCTTCACAGGATCGAACTTGGTTCAAGATTATCTTTATAATCTAACAGCTGAGACCTCTTCAGGTTTCACACCATTTGATATCGCTTCAGGTATCATCCGTGGTGATGTTGCTGCTAACGATGGTGGCCCAGGTACAGTAACTCCATTTGCTTTTGGTATCCCAGTTATCAACGTTCCGTTGATGGATGAAACCCTAGCAGGAACTTACAGTGATGCAACAGGTCTGCACGGAGATGTCCACTTGACATTCCCACAGAACTTCATCATTGGTATCAAGCGTGATGTAACTGTTTATCGTTTGTTCCAACCAAAGAAGGATACAATCGAATACACACTCTTCATTCGTGTTGGTGCACAGATGGAAAACTACGACGCACACGTTCTCGTAAAGAACGTTAAGGTCGCAGGTTCAGTAGCTTCAGGCGAATTTGGTTCCGTAACACACGGTGCTCACGTCAAGGGTGGAAACTCAACCTATACATTCTAATCTTAATTAGATGCAAGATCGGGGGAATACTTAAAGTATTCCCCTTGATCATTTTCTGCTATAATTAGTAATGACGAAAGGAAAGCAATGTCATTTACAGAATTAAAGATTGCTGATCTAAGAAAAGTTGCAGATACATTTGGTGTAGATGCATCAGGAGAAAAAAGTAAGGCATCCATTATTGCTTTGCTAGAAGAAGAAGGCATTACCTATCAAATGTATGATAAGTTTAATGCATCTGAAAAACAAGAAGTAGCTATTCCAGAAGTAGAGAAACAGAAAAGAGAACCTAAGTTGAAAAAAGAAGACGCAATATTGGTAAAAATGGAAAGAGATAATCACTCATATAACACTATGGGTTACACATTTACTCAAGAACATCCATTTGTAGCAATGTCTGAATCTGATGCACAAAGAATTTTTGATATAGAACAAGGGTTTAGAATCGCAACTCCTAGAGAAGCTCAGGAGTATTACAGCTAAAAAGGGAGGGTAATCTGAATGCAGAATATCCAAGTAGGAAGTCAAGAAAAGGTATACCTATACGTCTATAGTAATGGGGTGCTAACACAAGCAGACTCCCTGCCAACCTTATCAATTTATGATGCAGACAACGACACGTCTCCAATATCTGGCTTTTCTTCAGTATCTCCTGTTGATGAGCCAGATGCTGGAGAGTATAGTTTTCTTCTAACTCAAGCAGTAACCAATACAGTCCGTGTTCTAGAATTAAGATGGACATATGTTATTAATGGGTTAACTGTAACTCAAACAGATTTTTACCAAGTTCAACCAATCTATTCTTCCGTTAGTGAAATTATAGATTTCTTGGGATATGGTGCAACTCCATCAGATATAAATTATCATTCTATTTCAGATATACAGAATGCAGAAAAATTAGCACGAACAATAATTGACGGGTATACAGGATTAAAGTTTTATTTAAGATATGATTCTCAAGAAATGTTTGCAAATGGATCAGATGCTCTTCAGCTTATTGAAAGAATGACAAGCGTTGATCAGATGTATGAAGATGACATTTTAGTTGTTGATAATACACAAAATCCAGCATTTAATACATTTGGATTTAATTTAAACTTAACACAGACAGGCTATGTTGTTAGGATATATGACCCAGCGTGGGACATAAGATATGATAATCAAGTTGACACAAACGTTCTTTATTATGGAAGATTTAGAGATAACTCAAGATATAAATTAGTTGGTCAAATTGGATATAAGTATGTTCCAGAGGACATTAAAATAGCTTCTATGCTTCTTGTTAATGACATTTTGTCAAATGACTATAACTGGAGAAACAAGTATCTTTCAAAGGTTGACCTCAGTGAAATTTCATTTGAAATGTCAAAGGGAGCGTTTAATGGTACAGGTAATATCACGGTTGATAACATCCTTGATCAATACCGTAACATTAATATGATGCTTATCTAATGTTTAATTCATCTATAATGTCTTCAATCATGAATATGAAGGTTGATTTGTACATACAAGAAAATAAGCAGGATCCACAAACTGGTGCAATAATCAGAGGTTGGGTTTATGACAAGACGATTGATTGTAAGGTAGAGCCAATTAAAGTAGCAGGTTCATCCACTAGAACAGATAATAAAAAGTTTGGAACAGGTGCTGAAGGTGCGTATACAGAAAAGTTTCAACTTCGCATCAAATGTAATGAACTTTTAAGTAAAAGATGGCGTGTTACAAATATAAGGTCAAGCGATAATAAACCAGTTTTTATTGAAATTGATAAGTACGGAGAGCCAGATACAATCTTTGAAGTTACTTCTTCACACGCAACCCTGGACCCATTTGGCAGGGTGTCCTATTTTGAAGCAGTTCTTCTAAGGGTACAGGTGCAAGACAATGATCCGACTGGAAATTGATTCAAAGCAGTTGGTAACAGAAACTGACAATATGCTTTCTGCAATAAAAGAATTAGCAAGGCCTTCTGTTTTAACTGAAATTGCAAAAGCGGTTTTTTCAATAACAACAGAAAGATTTGTAGTTGCAGCAGATAATTATGCAAGAGCAAATCCTAAAAAAATGCACCACGTTTATGAGTGGGGGCAAATAGGTCTTCCTTCAGGTAGACTTTTTGTCATGGAAAGGCAAAGCGTTTTAAATGGAATGTTGGTTATTAATACAAATTTCTTACCCTCTAGATTACCAGTTCCAATAAATCCAGAACTTTTAATACCTTCACGAACAGGAAAGGTTGTTTCCTCCAGGTCTATATTTGCAGAAAAAGCAACTGTAATGGAAGAGGGAAGATCTGTAAGTTTTGTTGCAAAGAAAATTTTAGCTTTTGTTGGCTCTGATGGAATGGTATTTATAAAACCAGGCAAACAAATTAACATACTAAACCCAGGAGGTAAGGGCGTAAAAAATGCTTTTGCAGAATTTATGCTTAGCTGGTACCTTGAACACGGAACTGATATTATGAATTCATCTGGTTTATATGAGAGAATAGCTAATGACGTTTCAATTGAATTAAGTAAAAATGGTTCAAACATAAACACAGTTAGAAGGGCTGTAGCTAATATAGTTCAGTCCTCAGATCTAGATAGGGCGGTAATTAGATGACAGATTATACATATGTAGCAGCTTATGATTTAAGAGATGCTATGTGGCAAGAGCTTCAAGACTCGGGTTTATTTGACATAAATGATTATTATGCCGATGGCTTTGCCGAACCTATAGTACCTATTGTCCCAGCTCAGCAAGTTCCTGAACTTAACAATTTGTTGCCAGGAAAAACCTATATTGTTTACAATGTAGTCCAAAAGAAATATGGGGTGCAATGGTGGTTATCGTCAGAATCTATAATACTTGAGATTGTCTCTAGAAATGCCTCTGAAATTCAAACAATCACAAACTTCCTTATAGATGTCTTCAGAAGATATGACTTGTCAGCCAGAGACATAAACTTAAAGATAAGCGAAGATAGCCCATTTACATTCCTATGGTTCAACCTAGAGTCCGCAGACCCAATTCAGTATTTTGATGATGAGGGCGGTTACATGTCGGGAGACTTGTCAATAGGGTATGCCTACACCAGAGAGGTAAATAGCCTTGACGGTAGATTTGCTTAAAAATTTGATTTATTAGACATTAGTGATATGATTTTCTATGAGGAAGCAAATTGTTATCTTTTTTATTAAAAATAAATAAGGTGGTGAAAAATAAAATATGGCTACAAATACTAAAAACGTAATTGTTGGTGCAGCAGATATTTTCATTAGCAATAATGATGGAATTAATGGTACTCGCCCAGCAACAGACCCAGCGTCGCTTAAAACCCTTTTCGGAACAAGCACAGGTCAATCAGCACGTACTGGTTTAATCCAGAGTGCAGATTATCGTGAGGTCGGATTTACAAGCACAGGTTTTGAAATTTCTTACGAACCAACATATAACGAAGTACAGGTTGATCAGCTTCTTGATGCAGCTAGACTTTTCAAGTCAGCACTCAAGGTAATGCTCAAAACAGAGCTTACAGAAGCAACACTTGAAAACCTTCAGTTATCATGGGGTCAAATGGATTCTTACTATGCAAACACTGGATCTTCTATCGCAAGTGTAAATAACTTGACAGATACAACTCCAATTTCAGGAGAGACAGGTGCAACACTTAACCTTGCAGCTGGTGCTCTTGGTGATGCTCCAGTAGAGCGTGTACTTATTGCAGTAGGAAATGCTCCATACGCTCTTGGCGATGGTGCAGGTTCAAATAACTATGCAGGTCGCAATAAAGAGCGTGTTTATGTTGCACGTCGTGTTGTTTCAATTGATACAACAATGCATGCACTTAAGCGTGATGCAGCAACAGTGTTCCCAGTGAACTTCCGTTGCTTGCCAGATGACTCAAACACAGCATATGCAGGTCGTGAATACGGCGTTGTTATTGACCGTGTATGGGGAACTAACTAATTAAATAGTTTCAAAAAAACTTAATATTGATATTCGATGCCCCGCCAGAAATGGCGGGGTATTGAGTTTGTTTATACTGAATTTATTGGTATAATTTAACTAACGTAAAGGAGCTATAACTTGGCAACAACTGTATACGACATTGTAGATATTGAATTACGTGATGGGTCTACCGTCACTTTAAAACCACTGCCTATTAAGCAGTTAAGAAGATTTATGGACATAATCAATAACATGCAAGTTGAAGATAATGAAAACGCAGATGCAGCACTTGATCTATTTATTCAGGCTGCCCTAATATGCATGGAATCAACAGATAGACCAGATCTATCAGATAGAGATAAGTTTGAATCACTTGTTGAAACACCAACAATGATGAAGATTTTAGATGTAGTCGGAGGACTAAAACTTTCTGACCCAAATCTTCTGGGAGCGGCTCTAGTTGGGACGAACTAGACCTACGCTCCCTGGAGTCTGAAGTTTTCTTACTCGGTCATTGGAAAAACTTTGACGAGTTAGAATCAAATCTTTCGCTTGAGGAACTAACAGCATTGTTAGATTTCAAAAGGCAAAAAGATTTTGAAGATAAGAAGTTCTTAGCAGCCATACAGGGTGTTGAGTTAAATGAAGCATCTGATGATTCAATTGACGACATCGCAGACTTAAAGGGACTGGCAGCAAGAAATTCAGGCTTCGGAATTAATGAAGGTTTGGAAATAATGGTTATGGGGGTGGATGACTAATGGCTAATATTGAATTAAATATAGTTGCACTTGGTGATTTCTCTTCTGTACAAAATCAAATAAAAGCATTGCAGGCACAAGTTGCTTTATTAAATAAAGCAACTGGTGGCCTTGGTTTAAATCCTGTACTATCTAAAAATCTTCAATCAATAACAAATGATTTTAGCAACGCATTGGTTGCAAGTGGTCAATTTTCAAAACAAACAATTTCTCTTCAAACAGAAACTGAAAAGTTTGGTGCAGCCCTTCAAAAAGGCAGCCTTGGGCTTGGCAACTATTATCAAATCATTACAAAGCAAAATGGTGCAGCAACAAATAGCATCAAAGCTCTTGCTGTAGAGCAAACTAAATTACAAAATTCTATTATTACCTCAGACCCTACAAAGCAAGGGTTCTACTCTGTTTATACTCCAAAAAATATTGATCTTATTGCAAACTCTACAAAAATTGCAGCTAATGAGGCAAACCTATATGCTATAGCGGTTAACAAAGGATCGCAAGCACTTATTAACTTTGGTAAAAATACACAATGGGCGGGTCGTCAGCTAACTGTTGGTATGTCTATGCCACTTTTACTTTTTGGTCAACAGGCCGTTTCTCAGTTTGATAAAGTTAACACTGCTTTAACTCAACTTCAAAAAGTTTATGGAGAAGGACTTATTCCTCCAAGTGATCAAACCATTCAAAACATTTCTAATCAGGTTCTAGACTTAGGTAAAAGCATTGCTTCAACAATGGGTATTGCTCAATCTGATACTATTGCTACTGCAGCATCATTTGCTGCTATGGGTAAGCAGGGTCAGCAATTATTGGATATTACTGCACAAACAGAAAGACTAGCAAAGCTAGGCAATCTAGATCAAACAACAGCTACAAATGCAATGATTGCCCTTCAAAAT